GCGCCGAAGACCATCCTGAACTGCAACTTGCTCCTAATTCAAACGGTAATGTCGAACTCGGCGGACTTATGTTGTGCAAGATGCCGACTGAAAAGGTGCAGGCCCGTAATCAATATTACGAAGACCATGCGCATGCTCAGATGGAATCGGTAGATAACACCTACCTGCGCAATAACGACCCCCGCATGCCGATGTTTAGTGAGAAGAAGTCTTCCTCTAGTCGCGGCGGCGGATTTGGAAACGGAACTAAATAAGGAGCTTTAAATGGCTTACCCGACTGTTGATAAGCCCTATGGGCTGCAACCGATTAATCTAATCGGCGGTCAGGTGTTCGCGGGTTCGACCCGCATGTTCCCGATTGCCAGCGGCTACAACACGGACCTGTTCTATGGTCAAGTTGTGCAACTGACGACGGACGGCACCATTATCGTCAACCCCACCACCACCGGTACCTCGCCTCTGGCTGGCATCGTCGGTGTTTTCCTCGGCGTTGAGTACACCAACCCGAGCACCAAGCAAAAGCTGCGTGCCCAATACTGGCCCGCCGGTACCGTTGCTGCTGACGCTGTTGCGTACGTTTGCGATGACCCGGATGCAATTTTCAAGGCTGTGATTTGCAACACCGGTCAAACCGTTGCTGCTCTCGGCCAATGGGCTGTTGGTAAGAACGCTGCCCTCATCCAGAACGGTGGTTCGACCACTACTGGTGACGCTCTGGTTGCTGTTGGTGGTCAAGCTCCGGCTGCTACTAACACCATCGTGCGTATCATGGGCATCGTTCCGGAGTCGGCTCAAACCACGACCTCGGTTGGTTCGACCAGCGGTTCCAGCACCACCGTTACCCTGACTGCTGCTAACTCGGCCATCAAGCCGTACATGAGCGTCAGCGGCACCGGTATCACTGCTGGTACCTACGTCTCGGCCATCTCTGGTACGACGCTGACCCTGTCGGTTGCTGCTAACCTCTCGGCTGTTACGCTGACCTTCGCCGGTTCGCCGGAAGTTCTGGTCAAGTTCAACCACGGTTGGCATTCGTACTACAACTCGACCGGCGCTGCCGTTGCTACCTAATAGGAGTTAATCATGGCAATTTCTCGTGCCCAGCTACTTAAGGAACTCCTGCCCGGCCTGAACGCGCTGTTCGGTATGGAGTACGCTCGCTACGGCGAGGAACACAAGGAAATCTACGAGACCGAAACCTCGGAACGTTCCTTTGAAGAAGAAACCAAGCTGTCGGGCTTCTCGGCTGCTCCTGTCAAGAACGAAGGCCAAGCCATCGCTTACGACAATGCGCAAGAAGCTTGGACCGCTCGTTACAACCACGAAACCATCGCTCTGGGTTTCAGCCTGACTGAAGAAGCCGTTGAGGACAACCTCTACGACACGCTGTCGGCTCGTTACACCAAGGCTCTGGCTCGTGCCATGGCTTACACCAAGCAAGTCAAGGCTGCTGCTGTTCTTAACAACGGCTTCTCGTCGCAATATGTTGGTGGTGACGGCGTTGCTCTGTTCTCGACTTCGCACCCGCTGATTTCTGGTGGTACCAACAGCAACACCCCGGCAGTCGCTGCTGACCTGAATGAGACTTCGCTTGAAGCCGCTGTCATTCAAATCGCTGCGTGGACTGACGAACGTGGCCTGCTGATTGCTGCTAAGCCGCGTAAGCTGATTGTTCCGCCGAGCCTGATGTTCGTTGCTACCCGTCTGCTGGAAACCGAACTCCGTGTCGCTACCGCTGACAACGACATCAACGCCCTGAAGAACAACGGCTCAATTCCGGAAGGTTACACCGTTAACCACTTCCTGACCGACAGCAACGCTTGGTTCCTCACCACCGACGTGCCGAATGGTATGAAGCATTTTGTTCGTACCCCGCTGGCTACCTCGATGGACGGCGACTTTGATACCGGCAACGTCCGTTACAAGGCCCGTGAGCGTTACAGCTTCGGTTGGTCGGACCCGCTCGGCATGTTCGGTTCGCCGGGTGCTTAAGTTGTTCGCCTAGGTTAGTAGCCTTGGCCCGACGCCCCCCTCGTGGGGGCGTCTCTTTTTGTATTGTGCGTTTCCGTATTAGGTGGTATAAAACAACCATCTAGGAACCCCAGCCCGTACGACTGACCTAGCAGACTTTGTAGAGACTTACGGGCTACGTGCTACAACACAAGGATATATCATGGCTAGTACAACTTTTTCGGGGCCGGTAACTTCGACCAATGGTTTTATCGGCACTGTGACGGGTAACGTCACCTCCACCACTGCTTCGGTTGGTACCCTGACGGTCACCGCTTCGGCCACTATTGGTGATGCTGCTACCGATACTGTCGGCTTCTTCGGCGCTACTGCCGCTGCTCAACCTGCTAGCACCGGCCAAACTGCTGGTTTTACTGCTGGCACGGGCACTGCCGTCAACGACGACTCCACCTTCACTGGCGGTTCGGGTACCAAGGCTTACACGGTTGGTGACATCGTCAAGCATCTCAAGGCCCTCGGTCTTCTTGCCGCTAGCTAATAGGAGGCCCAAATGCCTTCAATGCAATATGACGTAAAATCAGTACGACTAAGTGCTGATGGTCAAGCGGTCGGATATCGGGTTCGGGTTAAAGCAATCTACGGTGTTGCTGGGGCAAGTGTTGGTTCTGTTAAGTTTTATGACGGTACTGGCACTTCTGGTGACTTGCTTATCGACATTGATACCCCCGCAGGCACTGGTAATAGTTTTTACATGATGATTCCGGGCGAAGGCGTTCTGTTTGAGACAGGCGTCTACGTTGATGTTACCGACATCACGGGCGTCACCATTTATTATGGCTAAGTCCCCCGCTTGGCAGCGTAAGGAAGGCAAGAACCCCAAGGGCGGTTTGAACGCCAAGGGCCGCGCTTCTTATAACAAAGCCAATCCCGGCAAGCCGGGGTTGAAGGCACCACAGCCGGAAGGTGGTCCTCGCAGAGATTCTTTTTGTGCCCGTATGAAAGGTATGAAGAAGAAGCTTACTTCTGCGAAGACCGCCAACGACCCCAACTCGCGTATCAATAAAAGCCTGCGGGCGTGGAAGTGTTGACATGGAACATTCTCAAGATGCAGCGCTAGCTGTGCTTAGTCATAAAGTTGATTCGCTGCACCACGATGTGTCGGACATGAAGTCCGCGCTGAAGGATGTAGCAAATGCTCTGAACAAGCTGACGCTTGTAGAAGAACGACAGGCCCAAGTTAACGCCAATCAAAAGCGCATGGCTGACAAATTGGACAAGATTGAGTTTCGCTTGGACGAGTTGGAGAAGGCAGACATTAGTCATAACCGGGCAGCTAACTGGGTGTACAACGCTGTTTGGGGCGCTGCCGGTCTGCTCGTCATGTACGTAGCGAAGATGCTCGGACTAATTTAAGGGGTTCAAAATGAAAGAATCGAAGAAAATGATGGCTAAGGAAGTCGCCTTTATGAAGAAGAAGGGTGCTCCGAAGTCGATGGTCAAGCACGAGATGGCTGAAGCCAAGGGCATGAAGAAGGGTGGTATGGCTTGCGGCGGTATGAAGAAGTACGCCAAGGGCGGTGCTATCGACGGCGTTGCTACCAAGGGTAAAACCAAGGGCACGATGATTAAGATGAAGGGTGCTAAGTAATCATGGACAAGAAGAAGATGCCGCCCGAAGCCAAGGACGTTACCGAGCCGCTGCCGGGTATGCTGGACCCCATCTCGCAAGCCAAGATGGACAAGAAGAAGGAACAGCAAACTACCAAGCCGAAGGGCTACAAGAGCGGTGGTTCTGTTTCCTCTGCTTCCAAGCGTGCCGATGGTTGCTGCGTCAAGGGCAAGACCCGTGGGAAGATGGTGTAACTATGCGTGCTAGTCGGGGTATGGGTTGTATCAATCCTTCCAAGATGCCGAAGGCTAAAACCATTCGTCGCAAGGATAACCCCGACAAGGTTACTGCTTTCAAGGAAGGTGGAGAATCCCGCGTCAACGAAGCAGGCAACTACACGAAGCCCGGTATGCGCAAGTCTTTGTTCAATCAGATTAAAGCTGGTGGTAAGGGCGGCGCTCCGGGTCAATGGTCGGCCCGCAAAAGTCAAATGCTAGCAAAACAATATAAGGCTAAGGGCGGTGGGTATAAGGATTAGTTATGTACACGTCCTGCAAGGATAAAGGCTTTTAACTTTGGGTGCTTGTTAGAATGACATATTCTGCACAAAACTTGGATATTTGCAGGGTCAGCCCTAAGCATAGGGGCTGTACTGTGGGCTTTGATATGGTGCCCTTGCAAATCAGCAGATGTGCCACATTCTTCACAAGCCCCTCGCTCTTTTATAATCTGAGCAATAGTTTTACGACTAGCGTACGTACGCTTGCTGCTTCCATTATTCCATTTTGGGTGATTTTCCCCACGCATTTTGAACCCCCGCGTGATAGCCATACATTGAATAGAGCAGTACTCTCCTGTACCGCCTCTGCCTTTTCGTATTTGAAAAGCTACACCACACTGTTTACAAGTACAGTCAAGCATTGTTTGTTGTCTACGAGGTTTAATTTTGGCGGAACATTTTTTAGAACAGGCGGATGTTGCTCCTCGCACATGCGCATTAGGTCTAGTAAACTGCTTAGAACAAACTGGGCATGTAAGCAGCGCGTGCCCTCTACCTTCAATTTTTCTTTGGAGTTTTGACATGGCTGAGAAATGGATTCAAAAAGCAATTAAGCCAGAGCATAAAGGAGCTTTGAGGAAAAGTCTAGGTGTTAAGAAGGGCGAGAAGATTCCGGCTGGCAAGTTAGCCAAGGCTGCTAAAGCTCCGGGTAAGATGGGTCAACGTGCAAGGCTTGCTCAAACTTTGAGCAAGATGAAGAAGAAGTGAAAGCTCCTCAAAAAAGCTTAAAGGCTTGGACGGAGCAGAAGTGGAGAACTAAAAGTGGTAAGCCGTCAACGCAAGGGCCGAAAGCAACCGGAGAGCGATACCTTCCGGAAGCGGCGATTAAGTCGTTATCTGCGTCAGAATATGCTGCAACGACTAGAGCGAAGAGAGCTGGCAAAAGAGCAGGAAAGCAATTCGTAGCACAACCCAAGACTATCTCTAAAAAGACAAAGCCTTTTAGAAACGCGGGGAAATAAAGTGGACTACGAACGGTATCGGTACCCAGATGGCGATATGCCTGAATGGGTTGAGAAGTTCAAG